GCCCGGCTTTAGTACCCGGTACAACTCGCCAACCGCCTGCACGGCCTCGTCGGGAAGCAGGTGCTCGAGCACGTGGTAGCATTCCACGCCGTCGCAGCTGGCGTCGGCAAACTGCAGCGACCGGATGTCGGCGACCACGTCGGCGATCGGCAGGATGTCGGCCCGCAAGGCGCCCGGGTGTTCGGTGCGCGGCCCAAATGATAGCCAGGTCATGCAATGGCCTCTCTTAGCGCCTCGCAGACGGTGCGCACGTCGCCTTCGGAAAGCGCCGCATGCGTGGGCAAACATAGCCCACGGTGACATATGTCCTCCGCAACCGGGCGGCTGACGCCGTCCTGGTACATGGGCAGTAAGTGTAAAGGCGTAAACATGGGTCGGGTTTCGATGCCTTTGGCCGCCAGGCGCTCTGCCACCATCGTTGGCGTGACCGGCGCCGGCCCGCTTCCTCCGGGCAGCTTCACTGCCACCATCCAATTGGCCGGCCTGGCGCCATGCGTCAAAAGCTGGACGGTGACCCCTAGCGGCAGCTCGGTGTGATACAGATAGGCCACCCGCTCCCGCTGGCGCAGGTGCCACTCGATGGTCTCGAGCTGCGCCAGTGCCACGGCCGCCTGCAGGTCGGTCAGCCGGTAGTTGTAGCCGATCACCTCATGATAGTACCGCCTCTCCCCCTGGCCCTGGCCGCGGTACAACCGCAGTCGTTCGGCCAGGTCGTCGTCGTCGGTCGTCACCACGCCGCCCTCGCCACAGGTGACGATCTTGTTGCCGTAGAGCGAGAAACAGCCGATCTTGCCCAGGCTGCCAGCCCGATGCCCGCACAATGAGGCGCCCAGGGCCTCGGCCGCATCCTCCACGATCGGATAGCCCAGGCTGGCCCAGGCGGCCGCGGCTGCCGGGTGCCCAAACAGATGGACGGGCACGATCGCCTTGGTGCGCTGCGAGCAATAGCGGCGCATCCAGGAAACATCCATGCACCAGGTCTCGGGATCCACGTCGACGATCACCGGCTTGGCCCCGCAGTAGCGCACCGCATTGGCCGTGGCCACAAACGTAAGCGCCGGGACAATCACCTCGTCTCCCGGTCCCACACCCAACGCCAAGAGCGCCAGGTGCAGCGCCGCCGTGCCGCTCGACACGGCGATGGCGTGCCGGGTGCCCACGTAGGCAGCAAACGCCGCTTCCAGGCGTTCGACGAACGGCCCCATGCTGAGGCGATTGCCCTCGAGGGCCTCGAGCACGTACTTGCGCTCGTTGCCGTGCAGCACCGGCTCACTGACGTGGATCACTCAGCCTCCTCCAGGCGAAAGCCGCAATTGAGGACCCTGGACGCCAGCTTGAACAGCTGGAGCGCGATCCACATGCGCAGGCGAAATTCACGCGTCAGGCGAACCGTGACAACCAGCGTCGTCGTCTGATCGAACTTCCGCATGCGGTAAGTGCTCTCCAAGTCGGCCATCACAGCACCTCCATGCACACCACCCGCCGGCACACCTCGAGCGTCCGGGGCGCCAGGATGGCTCCCACCTCGAGCGTCCGGCTGCCGATCTGGATCCGGTCGGTAACTTTCACATCCGTCTCTGCCGGCAGGGTCACGAACCAGGGAGAGATGGCCTGCAGCTTGGCGGCGATCTCCCGCTCGGCGCCCGTGCCGTTGGGGGCGATGCGACAGTTGGCCGTGCCCGCAGCCTGCCAGCTCGTGGTGCCGCCGCCCTGGCCATCCGAGACCCAGGCCGGGCGCTGGATGACGGCCGTCTCGCTCAGGGTGAGGGCCACCTCGGCGCGCGCCGCGATCAACTCGCTAGCGGATAACATGCGCGACCCCGGTCATCAGGATGGGCGGCTCGTCGCACCCACCCATATCAGAGCGCTCCATACGCACGGTTCTGGGCCACTGCTTGCGCCGGTAGAGCTGCGACAGGTCAGTCAGTGCCCTGGCCTTCTGCGAGCGGCTGAAAGACTGGCCGTCCGAAGAGAAGTCGAAGGCCAGCTTCTCCTTGGCCGCCCATTCCTCGAGCACGTCCGCCGCGGCGCCGTACACGTCGTAGCAGGCGCCCGTGATCAGGACCGGGGGCACCTGGCTGGTCGCAAACGTCCAGTGCCCGCCGTTGCGATCGGCCGTGGCCGGCGTCACCGGGTTGTACCCGCCGTCCACCAGCTGCTCATTCGCTTCCCAGTCGCCGCGCTCCGAGTAGTAATCCAGGTAGGTGACGATCCCGCCCGGCCCGATCGTCTCCTGGGTCACCAGCTCCTGGTAGCGCACCGGCCGGCGCCGGCGGTCCAGCGCGTCCTGCAGCTCCTGGTCGCTGAATGTCGGGCTCGAGCCCGCCGGGTCGCCGATCAGAAGCCGTACTCGGGTGATCAGTTCCGCCATGCTGGCACGTACAGCCATGATTGCTGCTCCATTAGGGGGCGCCGATGAAGGTGCCCCCGGTCACCCTGCCCCCTAAAGGGGCTACTTCCGCATGATGTAGCCGAGGCGCTTCTTGTCCTCGGCGAAGACGGTCCCGCCGTGAAGCAGGAGCCCACGCACGGCCGAGGCGAACGTTGTTTCCAGCCGGATGGCCTCCACCTCGCGCAGCTGCGCGGCGTAGCTGATCGGGTTGCCCTGGCCGTAGGGCATATACACCGTGCCGCCATTCGAGTACAGCACCGCCGACTCGTACACGTCGAAGCCCGCGATGCGCCCGATCTTGCCCAGCGCACCGGACGGCCCGCCGGCGTTGCCGTTCTGCACCATGGCGTCGCCCAGGTTGCCGGCCTTGATGAAGTGGACGGTGTCCTGCAGGAGCAGGGCGGTCGTGTCGGGATCCACCGCCAGCCAGCGCCCCGTCTCCGGCACGTTGTTCTTGGAGAGGTAGGTCCTCGCCTTGACGATCAGCTGGTAGATGCCGGTGGTCGTGGACGTGCCGGCGTCCAGCGTGATGGCCGTGCCGCCGTTGGAGATCGCCAGCGCGGTGCCGGCATAGGTCGCGGCCAGCGTCCAGAGCTTGCTCTCGACGGTGTTGTTGAGCGTCACCGCGGCGCGCTGCGCATATAGGTCCAGCGCCGACAGGTCGTTCTGGGCCTTCTCGACATCGTCGACCTTGAACGCGAAGTACTGCGCGTCCGAGATCGTCATCGGTTCCTTGGTGGGCGCCAGGTCCTGATAGGTGATCGTGCCACCCTTCGACCAGGCGCCGACGGTGGGCGTGCCCAACGTGCGCACCTGGACGGTGTCGCCCACGCCCTGGATCTCGCCCTCATAGTCCGTGTTGGCGAACTGGAGAGCCTGGTTGATCTGGTCGATGTTGGCGATGATGCGCTTCGACCAGGCCTGCGCATTGAAGGCGCTCAAATCGTTAGCCATGGTTCACTCTCCCGGGCCCGCCCCGGGGCCCGCTCTACACATGCCAGCGCCGGCGTGTCCCTGCCGACAGCTGGCCGTCGATCTGCTCCTCGATACCCGAGGGTTTGCCGGCCGGGTTGGCCGGCGAGCTGCGTGACCCGCCCGCCTGGCTGTTGGCCTGGCCGGTGGAGGCCTGCGCCGGCTGGGTGAAGAGCTGCGGGAACTTGCTCTTGAGCTGCGCCCAGTCCACTTTGCCCTTGTCGTCGATCAGGCCGTCGCCCGAGGCCGCCAGATAGGCCAGCTTCAGGTTGTTGGCCCCCTGCCGGTGCGCCTCGTCGTAGAAGTTGGACTGGCGTTCGGTGGACGCCAGTTTGTTGGCCAGCTCGTCCAAGGATTTGCGCGCGTCGGAGTCCTTGTCGAGCTTGCCGGCTGTATCCCGCAACTGGCGCTCGAGGTCCTTGCGCTGGGTCCGCTCGCTGTCCAGCGCGCTGCGCAGTCCCTGCGTGTGCGTGCCGAGGAGCGTCTTGGTCGCCTCGTCCTGGCCGGCCAGCCACTCGTCGTAGGTGGTGGGCTTCGGCGCCTGGCCTGTCCCGGCCTGGCCGCCCTGCCCGTTGTCGGCCGGCGTCACACCGGTCGGGTTAGTTCCGGGCGTCCCGCCCGGCGTCTGGTTGATCACTTCCGCCATCTCGGCTTGCTCCTCGGGGCCTCTCGCCCCTATTGCTTCGCCCGGTAGTACTGCCGGGCGTTTTCCCCCAGTAGATCCTTGAGCGATGCCTCGCGCAGCATCTCGCCGTACACGGCATCGTCGTAGGGCCGCGACAGGTCCTGGAAAGAGAACTTGCCGTCCCGCCAGGCCTGGTACATGCCATCACCCATCAGCTGCCGCTGTTGCGCTTCCGTTTGGCCCCGGAACCAGTCCTCGCCGGCCGGGATCTGCGGGCGGTTGTCGGGCAGATCCAGCCCCAGCGATTGCCAGCTCACCGTTTCAGGCACGGCCACGCAGCGCCCCGAGTGGTGGTCGTTGAGCACCTCGTCGGCCGTGTGATGGCTCCCGTGCTTGGCGATGCAGCTCATGCACGTGCGGCCGTCGCCGTTCTCCATCGCGCTGTGCCAGATCCAGCCCGGCGTGATCTGCGAGTTGGCCACCATCGCCGCCCGGTTGGCCTCGCGGTAGGCCCAGAGCTGCGCCGTGCGCGAGGTGTTGAGCGACCAGTTCAGCCCCTGGCCCAGCTCGTCCCGGATCACCCGGGCCGCCCTTCTCGGGTTCCAGCCCAGCCCCACCGAGGCCACCAGCCGCTCGCCGACGGCGTCGGCCACCGCCTGGCCCAGCTGCTTGGTCAGCGCCTGGTGCAGCGGGCTATCGTTGCCCAGGAAGCCCACCATCGTCTCGACCGCATCCGGGTGCAGCCGGGTGAACGATGCCCGCAGCGTCGCCTGTAACGGGCTGGGCACGCTCAGCAGTGTCAGCTGCTCCCAGTGGGTGAGACCGGTCTGGATCATCTGCCGGGCGCCGGCATCCAGCTCCAGGTCGGCAAAGCCGCCGTAGCGTGACACCTGCTCCAGGATCTGCGCCTCGAGGCTGCGGTAGGCCGCCAGGCGGTGCACCTGTCCGGGCGTCGGGTCGGGCAGGGCGTCAATGGCGTCAACCAGGGCCTGGATGCTATCCTGCAGCCTGCGGTACACGCCGCCGTAGGCGTTGACCAGGCGCACGGCCCGGTCACGCTCGCCGGCCAGGAGCTCTGCCCGGAAGCGCTGCGCCGCCGTCAGGACCGGGTGACTAGGCGCCGGCAGAGCCACTTGTCACCGCTTCTTGCCCCGTCTGCATTTGGGCTTGGGCATTCTGCCCACCCGTCATCGGTTGCGGGCGAGCCGCCATCCCCGGCAGATTGCCGGCCGTCCCGCCGCGCTCGAACGCCTGCAGTAACCGTGCGCCCAGGTTGTCCTGCCCGGCGCCCTCGTTCTCCATGCGGCGCTGCTCCTCGTCCCAGTCCAGGTCCAGGTTGGTGGCCGCCGTCTCCTTGGACTCCACACCCATGCTGACCTTGCCCTGCTCGGCCGTGACCTGCTCGGCCTCGTTGACCGGCAGCGGGTAGGACCAACGTGGTTCGGGCCGCACGTCGCGCAATCCCAGCATCATCAGCCCCCGCCGGCCCACTTCGGCCAGGCCGGCGCCGTAGAGCCCCCGCTTCATGGCCAGCTTATCCAGGGCATCGTTGAAGATCATCTGCAGCCCGAAGTTGGTCATGTTGCCCAGCTGGTCCTTGATGGCCGCCATGTCGACGGCGTTGTGTTCGGAGTAGAACCCTTCCCGCAGGAAGGTCATGAAGGCCATGCTCGAAGCGAGATCGCTCTGCATCTCCAGGTTGTACACCTTGGCATCCGGGTTGGGCACGGTGAAAAAGCCGTCCACCGGCGTCTCGACGACTTCATTCGGTTCCATCCCCGTCCCGATCGTCTTCGGGTGCGCGTGCTGCTTCAGGATGCGCGCCGTGTTGGAGGCCACGAAGTTGAGCGAGTTGTTGAGCCCGGCATTGGTCAGGTCCGGGATGCCGTAGAAGTCCTCGGTATTGGGTAGGTTCTGCCAGTCGACGACCGGCGCAAACGGCCACGGCCAGCTCTCCTCACCGGTCAGCGTCCAGGTCATGGCGCCCTTGCCCCGGCTCATGTCCCGGATCAGCCAGCGCTCGCCCTCGGGCTCCTGGCGCACGATGTCCTGCCGGCGCCAGCTGCCGTTGCCCTGCTCCCACTTGATCATGTAGACCAGGACCTGCTCCCAGTCGTCGGGCAGCCAAAAGGCGCTGACGAGCTCACTGCGCAGTGCCACAAAGCGCACCTTGATAAGCGGATCCTCGACCAGTTTGACGAAGACGTGCCCGCCCAGCCCGCCCCGCACCCCCAGCTTGCGCTGCCAGATCTCGCCCTGGTTGTCGCGCCAGAGCGCCTCGAGTGCCTGCTCCTCGGGCGAGGTGTCCTGGCCGCCGGCGCTGGCCTGGTCAGGCGCCTGGCCCCCGTCGGGCATGGCCTGATCGGGCCCCATGCCCTCATCCGGCGCCTCGGGTCCCGGCTCGCCCGTGTCGGTCTGGTCCAGGTCGGGGATCTCCCAGCTCAACGGGCGGCCAAAAAGGAGGGCGGCGCTCTGGTTGATCACCTTGCGCGACAGGTTGACGATCACGTTGTCGTCGTACTGGCCCTTGCGCACCTTGAGCGGCCTGGGAAAACGGCCGTGGTAGTAGTCGACGGCGACCTTGATCTCCTGGCTGCGCCGGCTGCGCTCGCCGTCGGCGAGGCCGTCCAGCACGGCGGGATCCTGCGGGTAGGCGGCCAGCTCAGGCATAGAATGGGTTCTCCTTCACCGATAGCTTGCGGCTGCCGTCCCTGGCCAGCTCATTGAAGGCGCCGCTCGAGGCGTCCATCAGGTCATCGTGCGGCAGGTCCGGCTGCCCGTGCATGTGATGTAGCCAACGTTCGTTCCAGGTTCCTCGCAGTAGCTTCACGTTGCCCACCTGCGCCTGGCTGGCCAGCCCCTTGGCCCGCACCAGCTTGTCGCTCGTCGAATGCTCGCCGCCGGCGTCCAGCCCTTTCAGCATGATCACCAGCTGGCGGTTGTAGCGGATGGCGGCTGCCCCCGGCTCGAGCTCCCAGCGCACCAGGTAGCGCCCCCCCGCGCTTTTGGCCGCATCAGCATCCTGGACACTCAAATTCTTGAGCTGGGTCTCGGCCGCCGCCGGCGCAATCTGCTCGGCGGTCACATCCAGGATGTAGTAGACGTCGTCCACCTTGCGCATGCGCACCGAGGCCGTGTAGTCGGGGTCCTTCCCCGCCAGTTGCCGCTCGGTGGCGGCAAAGTCCCAGAAGCGGCACTCCAGCCCGCCGGCCGGCACCGCGTCGACGATCTCGAACCAGGCCCGGTTGAACACCTTGCCCGCCGCCGGGCGGATCTTCCAGTTGCCCGCCTGCAAGCGCTCCCGGTCCACCGTCGGCTGCGCCATCAGGTTCGCCACATAGCCCGGGTCAGCGGCCATCAGGATCGGGTTGTCGCTGAGCCTGGCCGGGATGAAGGTCAGCGACTTGGGCGGGATGTCGGGGTGGACCGCCCGCAGTTCCGCCGGCGTGTCCGCCCAGATCAGTTCGTCGTTGTAGCGCACGAACCAGCGCAGCCTCCCGGCCCGGCCCGGGATGGGCAGGCCCGTCTTCTGGTCGATCCACCAGGCGATCAGCTCGGCGACGAACGAGTCCGGATCCGGATTGCACGTCGCCCGCACATACGGCCGCACCCCGCAGGTCGAGCGATTGCGGCTGAGCAGGTACCAGAACTGCCCGGGCGAGAAGTGAGTCACCTCGTCCCAGCCGATCATCGGGATCTGCGCCCCCTGCCAGTCGAGTTTGTTGTTCTCGTACTGCAGGTGGGTGAAGCGCACCCGGGCGCCCGAGGGGAACTTCGCCTCGAGCGTCGTCTCCTTGAGCTTCGCCCCCAGCTGAGGGTAGAGCTCGCACACCTGGTCCCAGAGCCCGCCCTCCTCGGTGATCTGCGGGAACGTGCGACGGAAGACCACTGCGCCGAAGTTCGGGTTGTCAATGTGCCGTAGCGGCTCGAGCAAGAGCGCATAGCTCTTGCCACCCCCCGCTGCGCCGCCGTAAATGGCGATGTCAGCCGGCGTCCGCAGAAAGGCCGTCTGGGGCCCCGCCTGGGGCTGGATCCGTGTCTCTGCCATTGTCAGGTAGCACCACGAGCACGCCGGCGGACGGCGCCTTGTTGGCCGTGTCCTTGCCGGCCCGGTCCAGGATGCTCTCGCTCGCCCGCTGGGCGTCGTACAGCTCGATCGAGAGGCCGTTCTTCGGGCTGTCGCCGAACTTCTTGACGTGCCGGGCGTAGGCCGGGTCAGTGAGCTTGTCCAGATCCAGGCAGGCGTAGCGCACCAGGAACAGCTTGATCGGGTTGCCGTCCTCGTCGCAACCGCACTTCTCGTCCAGGATCTCTTGTGAGGGCAGCGGCCATTCCGTCCAGCGCTCGGCCGTCTTGAAGAGCGCGCTCATGTCGGCCTGTGCGGCCTCGACGATCCGCTCGGCGGCCTTGGGCGTGGCCCGCACCAGCGTCGCATGCGCCCGGGTGATGTGCTTCGCCTCGTCGGCCAACTGCCACCGCTGGCCCGCCGTGCGGTAAGCCTCGAGCGCTGCCTGAAAGGCTTCCGAGTGCAGGTAGCCGGCTCGCTCTCCCTTGGCGTACCAGGCCCTCGCCGACACCGGGCAGTCCTCCCGCCGCAGCCAGTCGGTGACGCTCAGCTCGCCCAGCGCGACCCGCCACACGTACTCGCGCAGGGCCCGGCGCTGGCGTGGCCTGAGCGCCGCCAGGGCCGCGGCGACTTCGGCCGTCTCGCAGGAGTGTGGGGTCGCGTAAGGCTGCATCAGATCGTCCGCTCAAACCATCATGCAATTCGCATGCAAAAAACTTGACTCATCCCAGAGGGGCCGCCCCCACCCGAAAAGCAGTGATTATGCGAAACAGATCACACGATCGCATTCGTCGGCGTCAGGGCGATCGTCGCCGTCGAACTGGTCAGCACAGTCGGCTCTCCGTCCGACCGCAGCACTTTCAGGTCATAAACGGACCATGATCGTTCTTCTAGTCGCGCCGTCGCCGCAGCCTTGAGCGCAATCGCCACCGTGCCCCCAGCCTGGTCTATCGTCAGGCTGCCCCATGCGGCATCGGTCGCCGGCGCCTGAGCCAGGTACAGCAGCCCATCCGCCGCCACGCCTGGATTCGACTTGCGGATCTGGACGATGCTGGCCGAATCCGCGTCGCTCAAAGCATGTTTGACCGTGAACAAAATAGCCGTCCAGGTCGCCGGGATGCTCAGCCCGCTGATGGTTGCCAAGAAGCCGGTCCCAGCCGTGATGTTGAGTATGCTGCCCGTCATGGCTGCCTGCGTCTGCGCTGCCGTTGCGGTCAGCGTGCGACTGCCCTTAGTCCACACCGCATCGGCAATGGCCCCGGTGTCGATCGAGCCGGCCCATTCGCCCGTAGCGCCGTAACTGCCCGCCCCCGCATGGCCTACCCGGGCTTCGTCCCATACCTGGTCAGCAATCTGCGTCACCGTCGGCGGCGTGCTCCCCAGGCGGGCGTAGGCATCGCCGCTTTGGTCCACAAACGCCGCCACGTCGAACACAACTTCCACGTCATCTGTGTTCGCCTCGGTGCCGCGCACGATCAGCGGTCCCGTCGTGCCCGTGTCCGTGGCGTCCAGATCGACGTAGTACCAGCCGCTGCCGATCTCCAATGCGTTGGTCGCCCCCAAATGCGGGTTGCCGAAACCGACGC